CAAAAGTCTACAGACAAAAATCGGAATTACAGCAGACGGTGCATGGGGTCCAGGAACATTTAAAGTTGCAATGGCATTTTATAAACTGTCTTCTGTGCGCGCTGCTCATTTCTTTGCTCAAACAGCCCACGAAACAGGCGGATTTAAAACCTTCGTTGAAAATTTAAACTATTCTGCAAAAAAATTACGTGATGTTTTTGGAAAGTATTTTCCATCAGATGCAGTAGCTGCACAATATGAAAAAAAACCAGAAAAAATTGCTAATCGAGTTTATGCTTCTCGTATGGGCAACGGTTCAGAGGCTTCTGGAGATGGTTGGCGATATCGTGGTCGTGGTGCGCTTCAACTAACTGGTAAAGATAACTATAAAGCGTTTGCTGATTATTGTAAACGACCAGATGTAATGAGCAATCCAGATATTGTTGCGACTGAATTAGCATTCGAATCTGCAATGTTTTTCTTCGAGCGTAACAAATTGTGGAGCATTTGTGATCGAGGAGTGACTGATGCTGCAATATTATCTCTCACTAAAAAGATTAATGGTGGCACTCACGGTTTGGCGGATAGATCTGATAAGACGAAAAAATATATTGAATGGGCGACAAGCTCAACGCCAGCAGCAGCACCAGTCACAAACGTAGTTGCGAAACCTGCTTCGGAGCAGCCGGCTCCTGCAATTAGTTCTGTGACACCAGACATGTAATTATCTGAACATTTTAAATTAAATGAATTTACGAAGTCTGAAACTGCCATAATATATAATGAATTGGTTGGCATCTCGATTTCAAAGGCTTGGTAATATATAAATAATGATAGAAACACTATGTCTTTACAATACTTATAGACGATATGTAGTGAGTTTTCGTGGTCGAATTCTTATACTTACTTATGACTATAATATTGCAACGAGATATAAAAATTTTGTAGAGAGTGCAAACAAAGTATTCGGAGAAAAAAAATGAGTCTATTATCAGCAATGAGATCAATGATCGCCGATGGTGTAGATGGTTCTGTATCATCCAAGCGCGTAATTACGATACTAGCAACTTTATTGGTTGCTCTTGCGTTTTTACTAAATCTATTTGTTGGAATGACAGTTGATAAACATATGTATGATTCGATGATGATGATTGTAATTGCTGGGTTGGGTACTACTGTTGTTGAAAAATTCGCGAAAAAATAATTTTATATTAGGAGTTTAAAATGGGTACATTACTTATTGTATTATTGGTTGCTGTTAGTGCTTGGATTGTTTGGAAGTTGTTAAAAGATCCAGACAAGAACGATGACGATGTTGTTGATGTAAAGGATGTTGTTGCTGCTGCAAAAGAAGTTGCTGTTGAAGCAAAGACAGAAGTAAAAGAAATTGCAGTGAAGGCTGTAAAAAAGATAAAGAAGGCGCAAAAGCCAAAAGCACCAAAAGCATGAAGAAGTTAATTGCTATAGTCGCAGTTCCGTTTATCTGGATTCTTCGTTTACTTGCTGAATTGTTTAGACATATTTCTCTTGGATGTTTCTGGTTGTATGACAAACTACTGAGCGCAAGCATTCGATTGAATGACATAACAGAAGCAGAAGTTTGGCCAAAGGATTAATTTTATGTTTATACCATTACCATATAAGATTCTTGCAGTGATCTTTGTAGTCGGCGGTGTATTTGCTGCTGGCTATAAGAAAGGCACAGATGCAGGCGAAGTGATGATTCAGCAGGCTGCGAATGAGATAGAACAGCTGAAGATTGAACTTGAAAAAGAGCAAGCCAATATTAAAGAAAGAGTTGTAACTGAATACGTTGACAAGATTAAAGTTGTCACGCAGAAAGAAACAATCTATCGCGATGCTGCACAGCAACAAGTTCCTGGCAAATTTAATCTAACCAATGGTTGGGTGTATCTGCATGACATCAGTATCAAAGGTGAAGAACTCAATCCTGATATGGCATCTGATGATACTGATTCTATTGTAAAAGATAATCAGGCTCTCGGAACCGTGTTGGCAAATTATTCAATTTGTTTACAAAATTCTCAGCAGTTAGTATCTTTACAATCCTGGATTCTTGAAACCAAAGCATCAGTAGATGAGCAGAATGCTGATCGTGGATTGGATATTAAGTTACCTGAGATGCCTTGGAAGAAAAAAGAGGCAGCACAATGAAATATCTCATAACAATCTCCTTTCTATTTCTTGTTGGATGCGGAAATCCATTGATTCGTTCGGTTCCAAAGATTGAAATGCCAGAACCACCAAAAGAATTAATGACTCCACCGAAGCCACTTAAAACAATTATTCCTCCAACAACGCCACAAACAGAAATAGTCAAAGATGTCTCACCTACATGAAGTTGGGTTTGGTTATTTTCAACATCTATATCGAGCATGGAAGATAGCATTTATTTTATTAATTCATGGCATGTTTCCTAATTTTTGGAAAACAAAAGCAAGTGATATGCTATGCAAAAAATGATAAAATTCAAACAATATAAGAGATCATTTTAAATGATTGATTTTGAAGCCAGATTAAGTAAAATAGAAACTGATGTCGCTGCGATGAGAGAGAAAGTCTCTTTCTTTACAGTCATCTACGAAAAATTTGACAAAACTTTAGAAAAATTAGACATGCGTCAAAATGATGATCGTAAAGAATTGCAAGCAATGATGGATGAATTGCGTACCGACCTTGTACAAGAAATGAAATTATTGCGTGAACAGGCTGCAACACAACATGCAGCGCAACAAAAGAAAATTGATGAACTGAATAAATGGCGTTGGCTTGTAATGGGTGGTGCTGTTGTTGTTGGTTGGATATTATCTAAATTAGGTTTGCCTTTCGAAATTAAATAGTATAAAATATAATATTATTTCACATTTTATTATGATAATTTTATGGCTATTTGGATAGATCGTAAATTTTTAGGATTTGTATCACCAAAGTTAGAGCAGTTCAAACAAAAGAAAGAAGATTTGTTTAATTTTCGTTGCCCTTATTGTGGCGATTCGAAGAAAAGCAAATTAAAGGCACGAGGCTATGTTTATCGCAAGTCCAACGACTACTTCTTTATCTGCCACAACTGCGGCAAATCTACGACGTTTGCGAAATTTTTGGAGAATGTTGATGGTACAACCTATAAACAATATATCCTTGAACGATATGCAACTGGTGAAACAGGATATGGATCTAACGTCGCAAAGCCCAATTTCGAACAACTCAAGAGTAACGCCTACTCCAAATTCCAGTCTACTCGCAATGACTTCAGAGGAGATTCAGTGCAATATAAAAGCCTGGAGAGAACTTGGCGAGCGTTTGCACATTATAGCATAAAAAATCTTCCTGAAGAGCACTATGCTCGTGCCTATATAAAAAACAGGCGAATTCCTGAACAATTCTGGGATGAGATTCTCTTTGTCTCTTTTTTTAGAGAATTCCTGAATAAAGAATTTCCCAATCATGGCAAGGACGAGGTTCCGAACGACGATCGTGTAGTTCTCCTTTATACTAACGAAAAAGGTGAGATTACTAACATCGCAGGAAGAGCATTGTCTGAATCCAAGATAAGATATGTCACTGTAAAGGTATCTGATGAGAAAAAAATATTCGGCTTGCATAGAATGCAAAAAGAAAATCGAATCTACATCGTTGAGGGGCAATTTGATTCTTTTTTTATTTCAAATTGTATTGCCACTGGTGATAGTAATTTGGGCAGCATGGCAGCAATTCTCTCAGATCTAGATTTCGTTTTGATCTACGATATCCAACCCAGAAATAAAGAACTAGTAAAACAGATCGAAAAGTCTATAAACAAAGGTTATAAAGTTTGTCTTTTTCCGAATAGTGTAAAAGGAAAAGACATTAATGAAATGATACAAAATGGGTTGACTTCAGAAGAAATAAAAGATATTATAGATAACAATACATTCAGTGGGTTAGCAGCCAAACTGAATTTAAGTAGTTGGAAAAGGTGCTAATATGACGCTATGCGCAAGAGCTTCCAATTCCTCTAAAGAGTTTTCAACACAATTCATCGCACAAGAATAACAAGGAGCAGCTGATGACGGCTCGACTTTCAAGCATCTATCAAGATTTTATTCATATTTCTCGCTATGCAAGATTTAATGACGAACTTGGTCGCCGTGAGACATGGGATGAAACGGTAGATCGTTATATTCGATTCTTTCAAGAAAAGACGAAAAACAATAAGAAAGTTCCTTGGGATGAGTTACACAATGCTATTTTAAATCTAGAAGTCATGCCATCAATGCGTTGTTTGATGACTGCTGGTCCTGCTTTGGAAAAAGATCAAGTTGCTGGATATAATTGCTCTTATGTTGCGATTGATAACGTCAAAGCATTTGATGAGATCATGTATGTTCTTATGTGCGGAACTGGTGTTGGTTTTTCCGTAGAATCAAAATATACAAATAAACTTCCAGAAGTTCCAGAAGAACTACATAATACAGACACGACTGTTGTTGTTGCTGATAGTAAGATTGGCTGGGCATCTTCTTATCGTGAATTTCTTTCTCTCTTGTATACTGGAAAAGTTCCAAAATGGGATGTATCAAAGGTACGTCCAGCAGGTGAACGATTGAAAACTTTTGGTGGTCGTGCGAGTGGACCAGAACCATTAGTTGATTTATTTAATTTCACTCTCAATATTTTCAGAAAGGCAAGGGGCAGGAAACTGTCAACCTTGGAGTGCCATGACATTGTGTGTAAGATTGCAGATATTGTTGTTTGCGGTGGCGTTCGCCGTAGTGCTCTCATTTCTCTTACCGACCTCAATGATGACTACTTGCGTCACGCAAAGTCAGGAGATTGGTGGACACTTAATGGCCAAAGAGCGTTGGCGAATATATCAGCGGTGTATGATAAAAAGGTAGACATGGATACATTTATGAACGAATGGCATGCATTGTACATGTCTCGTTCTGGTGAGCGTGGTATTTTCTCACGTGCTGCTTCGAAAGCAGTAGCCACAAAGAATGGTCGTCGTGATGCGAATCATGAGTTTGGAACGAATCCTTGTTCTGAAATTATTCTACGTCCATTTGAGTTCTGTAATCTTTCAGAAATCGTTGTTCGTGCAAGTGATGATGTAGAGTCATTAAAGCGTAAGGCTCGTCTTGCTACAATCATTGGCACACTTCAATCAACATTGACAGACTTCCGTTATATCAACAAGCGTTGGAAAAATAATTGTGATGAAGAAAGATTGTTAGGTGTATCTTTGACTGGTATTTGCGATAACAAGTTATTGAATAAGCCATCACAGAAACTCGCCGATGCATTGGATGCAATTAGACTTCACTGTGTTGAAGTCAATAAAGAATTTGCTGAAGAATTAGGTGTTTCACAGTCGGTTGCAATTACTTGTGTGAAACCATCTGGCACCGTTTCACAGTTAGTTGATACTGCCTCAGGCATTCACCCTCGTTATGCTCAATATTATATTCGCCGTGTAAGAACAGATATGAAGGATCCACTTGCTACGTTTATGATTAGCAGGGGCTATAAGGCTGAGGAAGATTTCTATAGCAAGTCAAACTGGGTATTCAGTTTTCCAATGAAGGCACCAAAGAACTGCATGACGCGCAATGATATGACTGCCATTGAGCAGTTAGAATTGTGGAAGATCTATCAGGATCACTGGTGTGAACACAAACCTTCTATTACTGTATATGTTGGTGATGATGAATGGATGGAAGTTGGTGCATGGGTTTATAAGAACATCTCGATTCTTTCGGGTGTCTCTTTCCTTCCACGCGACAATGGTTCTTATCGTCAGGCACCTTATGAAGAAATTGATGAAGCCAAGTACACTGAACTTCTTGAACTTCAAAATTTGAATATTAACTGGGTAGAGTTCATGGAAGAAACAGATACTACAACTTCAGCGAAAGAGTTGACGTGTCAGGCTGGTGCATGCGAACTATGACGATTTAAATTAGAATGGATTGCTGCGCATGATTTTGAACAAAATCTCGTTTTATTGTGCGCAGTTTTGTGTTGAGTGTATAAATGTTCCAGTCGAATTAAAATATAGAAGTAGAATTCATGAGAAGAAATTTCGTCAAACTTGCCTTACAGCAGGGTGGAAAACTTAAATCTCTGGTACTTCCCACTGATTTAACAAAAGGAACTGGATTATTTAATCCATCTGTTTTTATTGATACGAATGATGACATTCTCGTAAACATTCGTCACTGTCAATATCTCTTTTATCACTCAGAAAAAAAAATTTATGAACATCAGTGGGGACCACTGTTGTATTTAAATCCTGAGAATGATATTACTCTTACAACAACAAATTATCTTTGTAAACTCAATGACAACTTAAGTATTAATGAATTTTATCAAATCGATACTTCCAAACTCGACGTGAAGCCAATTTGGGAGTTCATTGGTCTTGAAGATGTTCGATTAGTTCGTTGGGATAATATTCTTTACGGCACTGGAGTTCGTCGCGATACCACCACAAATGGTCAAGGTCGTATGGAGTTATCCACGATTGAATATGATCAGCATGGTGCTCGAGAAACAAATCGTTGGAGAATTCCGGCACCAGGAGCTGATGACACCTATTGTGAAAAAAATTGGATGCCAATTCTTGATATGCCTTATCACTATGTCAAGTGGAGTAATCCTCTTGAAATCGTAAAGATTGATCCAGTCAAGAGAACGTGTAAAGTTGTGATTCAAAAAAATCAACAAATTCCTTATTATTATCGAGGTGGCTCACAAGTTATTAAATTCGATAAATATTACGTTGCCTTACCACATATTGTGTTCTTATCTCGCAGTGAAGCTGATAAGAAAGATGCTACGTACCAGCAAGGTTTCTTGGTGTGGGATGAAGATTGGAATCTTGTTCGATATACTGCTCCATTTTCATTTATGGGAGCAGATGTTGAATTTTGTTGTGGTATGGCAGAATATAAAGACAATATTTTAATCACTTTTGGCTATCAAGATAACGCTGCATATATACTCAGCGTTCCCTCTCAATTTATTATTGACTATTTGAATGGTAAATATGAAATACACGATTGATAAAAATGAGATTAACATTCTAGAACAAACCATTCTCGAGTACATTCAAAAACCAGAAGACGCCGAATTAAACTTTAACGTCGCGTTAGTCTATGAGAACCTTGGTCAATGGGCTGCAGCACTCTCACATTTTTTAAGAGCAGCAGAAAGAACAAAAAATAAAAATCTTGCGTATGAGTGCATTATCAAGATTGGTCTTTCGTTTGATCGAACAAAAAATCGCGGCAACTCAGTTCGCGGTCAATATAAACAAGCATTACTCATTAACCCACGTCGACCAGAAGCATACTTTTTGCTTGCTCGTCACTATGAGCGCGAACAAGATTATGTTTCTGCCTACACGTGGGCGTGTTTAGGTGAACAATTTGCTGATATCGATGCACCGCCACTTCGTAGTTGGATTGAGTATCCAGGACGCTATGGCATCAAATTCGAGAAGGCTGTTGCTGGTTGGTGGTGGGGTCGCGAAAAAGAGTCACGTATTTTATTTCGTGAACTTGCTGAAGAATATCACGGCAAAATGGACCATCCTCACACTACTGCCGTATACAACAATATCAATAATCTCGGTATTGGTCGTGAAGAAATTACACATAAGAAATACAAAGATGATATGTGGCCAAAACTTCGATATCAATTTAAAGGTTCTGATGCGATTAAGCAAACTCATGGACAAGTTTATCAAGACTTGTTCGTACTTGCATGCCTAGATGGAAAACGCAATGGTCGCTATCTTGAAATTGGTAGCGCAGGTCCATACTATGGGAATAATACTGCTCTTCTTGAGGAACAGTTTAATTGGTATGGTCTTGGCATTGATTTCGATGAGAAGTTTGTAAAAGATTATCGCGAGAAGCGTAAGAATCCAATCCTTCAAGCCAACGCACTTGAAGTAGATTATACTTCACTGCTAAATGAACTTGCGATTGATGGTGTTGTAGATTATCTACAGTTAGATTGTGAGCCTTCGTCAGTGACCTTTGATATCATGAAGAAGATTCCTTTTGACGAGTTTAAATTTGCAGTTATTACATACGAACATGATCACTATCTTGATCAAACAAAGTCATACCGCCAAAGATCAAGAAATTTTTTGACCAATCTTGGATACGAACTAGTTGTATCAGACGTTTCGCCTGAAGGTCATAGTTCATTTGAAGATTGGTATGTTCATTCAGATTTAATTGATCGCAGGATAATAGATCTTATGAGGGATATTATTCCTGGCGATAAAACAACAAGTATTCGTACCATTGATGATTATATGTTTCCTAAATCAACTCCACAAAGATTTGATAACTTCGATTGGAGAACGCCAAAAAACAATATAAAAAAAGAATACTGGAAAAGAACTCATTGGCCAACTTTAGAGATTACCACAAATATCGCTGAAAAGGGGTGTGTAGTTGATTGTGTGTTCTGCCCACAGCGCATCCTAGAGAAATCATATACTAGCGACAAGCGTATACTGACACTAAACAATTTTAAATTTATGATTGATAAAGTTCCTAGTGAGGTTAGAATTACATTTGCTGGATTTACTGAGCCTTGGCTTAACAAGTATTGCACAGATATGGCTCTGTATGCTTACGAAAAAGGTCATAAAATTTCAGCATTTACAACTGCAGTTGGAATGATGCCAGAAGATGTTGAACGTCTATCTGTAATTCCTTTCGCTGGCAATCCGAATGGTGGATTTTGTTTGCATCTTCCGGATCAGCAAGAATTTGCTAAGCATCCAATCAATGCTAACTATATTCGTACAGTCGAAAAGTTTAAAGAACTACAGCCTAAATTTCGTAACTTCTACACAATGTGTATGAGCGAAAACGTCCATGAATTAGTAAGACATATCTTCCCGACTGCTTCAGTTCCGACATTTTGGAATCGTGCTGGTAATCTAATCGGTGAGGCTAAACTTAAGCCAGAACTTGATAGGATCAAAGAACGATGGAAGTCTGCACAAGAGTCTAAAACTCCTAAAACTTGTGGTTGTATTGAAGATTTATATCATAATGTTCTGCTGCCAAACGGAGATGTATCACTTTGCTGCATGGATTATTCTCTTGAGTATATCCTAGGAAATCTAAATACTCAAGACTACGACGATATCGTGCCTGTTCCGAATACAACGTATGATATGTGTCGTCGTTGTGAGAATGGAGTAAATCCTAAAAATGTTCGAATTTAACTTTAATGCAAAATCCAAAATTTGGGTTGTAGAAGATTTTTATAACGATCCAATGGCTGTGCGCAACTATGCATTAAATCAAGAGTATAATTTCGAGATATACTATCGTGGTCGAAGAACTCAGCAGCAGTTTCTATTTCCTGGTTTAAAAGAAAGATTTGAAGAAATTATGGGCATTAAAATTAAGAAGTGGGATGATCACGGTATGAATGGTCGTTTTCAGCATTGTACAGTTGAAGACGCGCTGGTATATCATTGTGATGATCAAACTTGGGCTGCGGTAATTTTCTTAACACCAGAAGCACCATTTCAGTGTGGAACTACACTTTGGGCGCATAAGAAATATGGAACTAGAAGCAAGTATGAGTTTGCTACAAAAGGCTATGCGTTTGAAAAAGGATTTTTAGACAAGACGCCTCTTGAACCAGTAGATGTGATGGGTAATGTTTTTAATCGTCTTGTTATTTGGGATGCAAGTAGCTGTCACTCAGCTTCAGAATATTTTGGAACTAAAAAAGAAAATTCAAGATTATTTCAAATTTTCTTTTTTGACTAATACTATATACTAACATGGCATTCTTAAACACAAACATCCCACCCATAGAGTGTTATGTGCGAAGCAATTTCCTTCAGAACCGAGTGGAGTTCGATGAAGAAAGGGACACATATCTTCCCATTCTTATATTCGGCATGGCGTCGATACCGCATCGTGCTCCACTTTTTCATTTCATTATGGAAGACGAAGGGCTTTGGTTTCGAATGCCGATCCACGCTTTCTGCCATAAAATTCCTACGCCGATCGAAACTCTATATAATTTAGTATTGTGGGATTGTTTTAGTTCACATATTGCTGTGACTCAGTTTGATTTCTTAATCAATAAGAGAATGCGCTATATAGATAGAGAAAAAATATGGCATGATGGAACTTATTTATTCACTCTTGATTGGTCTCAAGAAGATAAGAATATAGTTGATTTAGGATTTAGTGAAGTTCCAGGACAACATAAATGCGGACATGTGATTAAATTGGATGATGGTAATTTTGCAATTCAACCAAATAATCGTATTCGTGCATTCGAGCCATCTTTTGTTACAAAACCTGGACAAAATATAATCGAAAGAAAACTTGGAACACAAATGTGGTCTGTTGAGAACACATCGAAATGGGTTCTTTCAGATGATGATAGATATGATTATGAGGTAAAACGAAATGTCAACAATTCAAAATGAATATGATTTTGGATTTACATTTTCAGAATCAGATAATAGCAATTACGAGAGGTTGATATGCCAAATCTAAAACTAACATGTGATAATTGTGGATCAACATTCGCATTATCTTATGACGACGATGAAGTGAGTTATTCACCAAGTCATTGTCCATTCTGTGGTAACTTCTATGATACAGAAAATGAAGAACTAAATTTTAATGACGATGATGAGGAAATGTTCTTCGTGGATGATGAAGAAAACGATTTAAACGGTGAACATGAAGATCGATGATTGTCGTTGGAGTTGATTACAGCTTAACTTCTCCGTGCGTCTGTGTGAGTCGCGACAAGACATTTTCAAATTCATTTTTTTATTTTCTAAATGATCGAAAAACAATTCAAGGGAAATTTCATAATATTTTTGGTGAGGAACACGAAGAATATCTTACAGACCAAGAGCGATACGAAAATATCGCATCCTGGGTTCTAACTATTCTTGCTGACTTTAATAAAAAAGATGTGATTATTCTCATTGAAGATTATTCTTTCGGATCAAAAGGAAAAGTTTTTAATTTGGCCGAGAACTGCGGCGTATTAAAATATATGCTTTACAAGGCTGGATACAAGTTTTTCACTGTTCCTCCAACTGTGATTAAAAAAAACGCAACTGGTAAAGGCAACGCTACAAAAGAAAAGATGTATGAGTCATTTGTTGCTGAGACTGGTATTGATCTACACAATATTATCAGTCCAACAACTAAATTGGGCTCTCCAACAACAGATATCGTTGACGCTTGGTATATTGTAAGACACATGCATGAGCAATTGAACAAAAAAGAAATTGTATAAGGAATCTAAAATCAGATACTACAAAAATAAATAATAAATTGAAAGCCTAGAATTGTATTGTTGGAAAAATTGAATAAAACAATCAAATAATTCAGGAGCGTATAATGACCGAACAAGAAATAAATGAGGTTGATGGCGCACTTTGGGGGCTAGCGTTGTCTTCTAATCAAAAAGAGATAAACTGCCAGACGATTGTTTATAGATTTCAAGAAAAAACGACACCGATGAATTTAGAAATTGGTTCACACAAATATCATATTCTTACATTTAAGCCCAATGATATACAGAGTGTTGAATTTATGAAGGCATATATTGGTGACGTGCGAACATTTATTGACAATTATGCAAAGTCAGGATATAATGGAGTAATGGTTAAAGATGGTTGTATACCAAAAAAAACAATTAAAGGTATAATTAAAGTGATCTTTAACAATTTTAAATTACCAAAGAAAAATTTAAATCCAATTTTAGCGCAGATATAATATGACAATTTTTACTCGTGTCGATTTAGTTGATCTTCTTCGCCACAATATTGTCAATATCACCTTTATGAAAGTGAGTGGCAAAGAACGCGTGATGAAGTGCACTCTACAAGCCAATTATGTTCCCAACACATTTACACGAAATGGTGAATTAGTTCTGGGGGAAAGGAGAAAAAACAACAATAATAATATTTCTGTTTGGGATATAGAAGCAAATGATTGGCGATCTTTTAGAATCGACAGTGTTAAAAATGTTTCAATGGGATAACGATTCTTTAATACAACAGAAATAATATTGAGATAAATATGGCTTCCAGTTCAGGGAGTCTTCAATGAACTACAAGTCAATCTTCATCTCTGACGTTCATCTTGGTTCTAAGGGATGCAAAGCCGATTTGTTATGCGAATTCTTAAAAAATAACACAAGCGATAATTTATTTCTCGTTGGCGATATCATCGACGGTTGGCGATTGAAAAGAAAATTCTATTGGCCACAATCACACACTGATGTGATTCGTAAAATTCTTAAAGCAGCAAAACATAATACCAAAGTTACTTACATCGTTGGCAATCATGACGATGCATTTCGCGATCTATTGCCATATGATATTCATTTCGGCGACATTGAACTTATAAATCAAAAAAGATATACTGCTCTAAATGGTAAGACCTATATGATCATTCATGGTGATATGTTTGATGGTGTGTTACGAACCAAACTACAATGGCTTTATCACCTAGGTGATGTTCTTTATAATTTTCTTTTAGACGTAAATGTACTTGTAAGTAGAGTGCGAAACTGGTTTAATTTACCACACTGGAGTTTAAGTCAGTATCTGAAAAATAAAACGAAAGAAGCAGTTTCGTATGTAAATAATTTTGAAGATTTAATTACAGATTACTGTCGCAAACAAAAAGCTGATGGAGTTATTTGCGGACATGTTCATCATGCTGTGATTAAAACAATCAATGGCATTGAATATATGAATGATGGCGACTGGGTAGAATCTTGCACCGCTCTCGTTGAGCATAATGACGGGGAATGGGAGATAGTAGAATGGCGTCGGCAAAAATAATTCTCATCACAGACGCATGGGAACCACAAGTGAGTGGTGTTGTGACAACGTATAAGAATATTATTGCCAATCTTCCAGAATGGATCACAGTAGATACGATTCATCCAGGATT